TGAAGTTGGTGCAAAAAGAGCTATTCAAGCCGTTGAAGCAACAATTAATAACCCTCAAACTGTAACTATTAAGTGGGATGGATATCCTGCTCTTATTTTTGGCAAAGGTACTGATGGTAGATTTACTATCATGGACAAGCATATGTTCAACAAGAAAGATGGTACTGGTAGACAAGTATTCAGTCCCAAAGAGTTTGTTGAATATGATAGAGCGAGAGGCGTAGATCGCGGAGATTTATACAACCTCATCTCGACTATCTGGCCAGGATTAGAAAAAGAAGATCGCGGCTCGAACGGCTACTACTGGGGTGATCTTCTATTCAGCGTACCATTACAGGATGAAAAAGGGGTATTTAAGTTTAGAGCCAATCCTAATGGTATCGCATATACAGTAGATACTGACAGTGATGTTGGTAAGTTGTTGGCAGGCAAAGTAGCTGGTATTGCCGTTCACCAGTTCATTCCTGCTGATGCTGCAAGTACAGATGAGGCTACTAGTTTAAACGGATCTATTGGTAATCTACAGAACACTAGTAATGTTGCTATTGTTCCAAGTAAGATGCCAATCACCCCTAACTTAAAAATGCCTAAGCAACTACTAAACGTTGCTAAACGTGAACTAAATCAATATGGCCCTGCAATCAAAGACTTGATGCATACTGCTCCTCAGGCTCGTAACACTTTCAATCAACTATTCACAACTTATATCAACAAAAAGATTGTTTCAGGTAATCTATCTAATCTACTTAAAGACTTTATGGCCTACGTAGAAACTAGACCAATGTCAGACAAGATGAAGGCCAAGATTCTAGAACATCTCAAAGTCAATAAAGAAGGTCTTCTTGGCGCATTCAAAGTATGGGTAGCTATCTATAATCTCAAGATGTCAGTCGTAAAGCAACTTGACCAAGCAGCAACGCATAGCCCAGTCAAAGGATATCTACAAGATGGAACTCAAACTCAAGAAGGCTTCGTGAGCCAGGGTCTTAAGTTTGTAGATAGAATGGGCTTTAGTCGTCAGAACCTTCAGGGTCGCTGACCAATTTCCAACCCTTATGACTTTTTCTAGCACCTCTCGCTAATGCGGAAGTGTGTCCTTGACCAAGATTATACTTTTTTCTTAGTTCCCACTGCGTACAATGTTCTATTGTGCCATCCTGGTGAACAAAGTGATATATGGTATTGTCATATCTACTGTTTGTTTTGCTCTTGAATTCGTTATAATCTACGTCTTTGTTCTTGAAAAGACGCCAACCGTTGTAAGTAACCCAGTTACCATGAATCAATGTGTGTAGATTACCAGCAGATAACTTAAACTCTTGTATTAGTTGCTGTCTAGTGCATATACGCTCTATTCCACTATCATGTACAAAGTGATATTCAGTGTGATCGAACATCGGATGCTCTTTACCAAAATGAGGGGTCCATCCGTGGCCGCCTGACTCGGGTTTTAAGTTGGCCCATTCATCGCTTCGTACTACGTTCCACAACTTAGAATAATGCTTACCCCAATGTTCTACCTCTTCTATAGTTTCACATTCTCGGATAATCTCTGTAGTAACATCATATCCATGCTTGTTGATATGGTTTCTCCAGTACTTTCCTGAACCTTGATACTTATGAGGATCGTTGGCTTTGGTTTGTCCTAGGTATTGTAAGCCGGTTTTGTTGTGGGTTTTCTTGTACAAATAAATAGACATTGCTGATACTCCTTAATAGTATTAGAGTAGTTGGGACGGCCATCCGCGAACTACATTTTTATTTATACTTTTGCCCAAAAAGATATCCCAAAACCAAGTTTTTTTGCCATAATGATAAATAAATGTATGAGCATGACGCTCACATTTATAAGGAAATAATACAATGGCACAATTCACAAAAGTAAACGGTGACTTTCTACCAGTTCTACACTTAGACTCACCAGCATACCAGAACGCAGGTCTAAACGCACTTTCATCTGCTGCAACTGTTCAACCACAGGGTCCGAAGCTAGACTTCTTCACTCTTACTGCATCAGGTTCAAGCGCACTTAGCGGTGCTCAGGTTAACGTAATCGTTCAGACTGTTCAGCAGCTTGCAACTGTTTACATCTATGAGTTCACTACTGCTGGTCCAGACACCATTGCATTCGCAGTTTACCCAACTGGCGCATGGTCAGTAGACGGTTCAGTTGGTGCAAACGTTGTTGCTGCTGTTCGTACAGCTTTGACTAACGCTTCACTTGCAAACGCCGTAACTGGTACTGCAACTGCAACTTTCACTAACTAATAGTTAGTTAAACTAATCTACGAAGGACCCGGGAATTAATCTTCCCGGGTTTTTCTTTGTTCTAAATACATATATGTCACAACGCATTGCCTGTTACACACTGTTTGACATCACCCAAACTGGAGTAATGAACCGCTCCAAGCCAGTTGAAAGTGATGTTGCAGATTGGATTCGTAAGCGCAACACTCAATGCAATTTTGACACGTTACTGCAAGTAATATCAATGCGCTCTCAGCCGGAAGTAGTAAAGCTCCCGATCAAAGTAGAGATGACAGAACAAGAGTTTGATAAGTTTGGCTTCCTTTATCAGCCCTCAGATAATACTAGCTATTGCTGGAAGTTTGAGTTTGAGATTCAACATGCAAGTGTGTTTGAAAATGGTATTATACCATTAGGCGCACTGTATAAAGATTGTGAAGGAGTTCCAATGCTTATATGTCAAGATCAAATAGCAGATACCCCAGCATTCTTAAATATAACTGAAGAACTTAGAAATATTTACTTTGAGGTAGTATGACAACAGTATCCAAACTTAACAAGTTCTTTGATGATGAACTTAACTCAGACTTGAGGGATATATTGATTACCTGTGACAGGTATGGTAGATATACACTCTTTGGTGAGTATAGTATCTCACCCACTAAAAGTGGCTACTATAGAGTTCGTGGAAACAACACGAATATTGAGCTTACTAACATAAAGAATGCATTAGCATATGTGACACTGATTCATGCTGGTAAATATTCAGAGGCTAATAGAATACAGCAGTTAGACTTGAGCTTATGCAGTGTGAATGTTGATCTAGCTGCTTACAGAAACATATTAAAGAATAAATCTGATCTGGACTCTAAACTAATCTATATCATCAAAATCCAAGAAGACTCAATCAAGAGACGCAGGATTGTTGAAGAAATCAAATCACACATAAATAGTTCTATACGCATTCAGGAGCGCAACTTCAATCGTGCCCGTAAGCCTATTTTTAAACAAAAGTGATAAATACTTTATCAAAGGAAGAGTTAATACCCATGAAACTAACTGATCTAGACAGACGCAATGTAGCTGCAAAAGCACTGAAGGAAAACTTTTCGGTAGATTTCAATGTCTCATCATTGGATCGTCCAAAGACTTTAGCTATGCTTAAGAAGGTATCCGGACTTATCAAAGAGTCACGTAGATCACCTGACTTCCACAAGGCAGAAACTAACCCAACTTACATGAAGATGTTGTTCATGGAACAGGCTCTTGCAGAACATCTTAAGGTTGCTAAGGCTCCTCGCATTGTTCTTGAAAACGAAGAAGTAGAAAAGTCACAAGTCATTCTTGCTGCTCAGGACATGGTCGATTCAATCCAGAAGATGTATGAAGATGTTAACGACATGCTCGTTAAGGAACTTCCTGCTCTTGCTGATTCAGTTGAATCTGAAATCGGTGTCAATGAAGGAGCTGCATTTAATGAAACTGCAACTGCTGCACTAACTAGCCTCAACGCTGCTCTACAGGAAGCACAGACTCAACTTAAGTCTGCACTAGGAGGCTTGACTGGTCAGGGCGGTGCAGATGCATTTGCAATGGGTGCACCTGAAGATGATGCTGCAATGGGTGCAGATATGGGCGCTGACATGGATATGGATATGGAAGAGCCTGAAGAAGAACCAGGTGCTGAACTTCCTCCTATCCCAGATATGGACGACGAAGAAGACCTAGGCGGAAACATCGGCCGCGCAAAGAGATAATTGATGTTACTTTTTGAGTTTGACCAAGATAGCGCACTTGTATCTAAGATTGTTGCGCTAACCAATCAACTTAAACAAGATAGGGAAGACGGTAAAATCGGAGACGATTATACCGTTGACCAGCTTTTACAGTACTTCCAAAAGTATGATGTAATCCTTGACAAAAACGATTTGTACAACATGATCAAGGTTCCCCCACTTAAAGGAATCATCAAAAACATTCAAGGTGATCATGTTATCTTTGTTGGTCAAGAAGAAGATGAACATGAAAAGCCAGAAGGCGGAGACAGTGAAAAGACTGTCAAGCAAATGGCTAAAAGA